TGTGGCACAAAGACCAGACGGAATTAAAGCTGTCAAGTATGACAGATTAACATGTTTACTTATTGAGGCAGTTAAAAAACTTTCTGATCAAGTTGAAAGTTTATCTAAAAAGGGGAATTAATCAATGGCAGTCCCTAGTGCAAACGTTGGATTATCAGATATCCAAACAGAGTTCGGTGGTTCTAATCCCATTGCAATATCAGAATATTATTCAGGAGGACCTTTAGTTCCTTCAGGTGCACCTGCTCCTAATGGACCAATACCTAGTTCTGGCCAA